GAACTAAACGATCAGGAATATGCAGAACTGTACGATCTAGAACAGTTGATGTTGGATCGCAAGGTGTTGACCAGTGGTCGCACGTTGTGGCTGGGCGGCACAGACGTTGCTAAAACTCGCGAAGCTAGTCAATTCAATTGTAGCTTTACCTGTGTAGAAACAGTATACGACGTAGTAGACGTGTTATGGCTGTTGCTACAAGGCTGCGGTGTTGGGTTCAAGCCAGTTGTAGGCACACTGAATGGATTTTCAAAACCCATCAAAAACATCAAAACTGTTCGCAGCACACGAACTGAAAAGGGTGGAAATGAACACAATGTGGAAACCTGGGACCAAGATACAAAAACTTGGACAATTCAAGTTGGTGATAGTGCCGAGGCTTGGGCAAAGAGTATTGGAAAACTATTGGCAGGTAAATACCCGGCAGAAACCTTGGTGTTGGACTTTAGTCAATTACGCCCAGCAGGAGAAAGGCTAAAGGGTTATGGATGGATTAGTAGTGGTGATGAAGCGATCAGCGTGGCTTATAGTGCTATTGCCCGTATTCTTAATGGTCGTGCCGATAGCCTTCTTACTCGGATGGACATTCTCGACATTGTTAATTGGCTTGGGACTATACTCTCTAGTCGTAGAAGTGCTGAGATTGCTCTTTTTGAATACGACCAGCCCGAGTGGAAAGAATTTGCCCTAGCCAAGAAAGATTGGTGGCTGCATGGGAACAGTCAGCGCCAACAGAGCAATAATAGTTTGGTATTCCGCAAAAAGCCTACATATGAAGAAATCAGTCAAATCTTTGACTTGATGTTGGACGCAGGCGGCAGCGAGCCGGGCTTTATCAATGCAGTCGAAGCTCTTCGTCGTGCTCCTTGGTTTGCTGGTTGCAATCCTTGTGTAGAAATTCTATTAGGCAACAAGAGCTTTTGCAACTTGACAGAAACAGACATTGGCAAGTTTAAAGGCAACAATGCAGGAATGCACGAAGCTATCAGGCTGGCTGCTCGCGCAAATTATCGCCAGACTTGTGTAAACCTAAAGGATGGTATCTTACAAGAGAGCTGGCATTTGAACAACTACTTCCTACGCCTGTGTGGAGTAGGTCTGACCGGCATTGTAAAACGTCCTGACATGACAGGCTATGACTATGAATATCTTAAGCGTACAGCAACTGCTGCCGCAGTTGGGATGGCCGATGAACTCGGGTTACCAAGACCAAAGAACATTACTTGTATCAAACCTAGTGGAACCCTATCCAAGATCATGGATACCACAGAAGGAGTACACAAGCCTCTTGGAAAGTACATTTTTAACAACGTACAGTTCTCAAAGTTTGATCCAGTAGTAGACAAGTTGCGCGCAGCAAACTACAAAGTGATCAATCACCCCACCGACCCCAGTGGCGTACTCGTCACATTTCCAGTCAAGTGGGATGATGTGCCTTTTGACAAGGTAGATGGCAAGGAAGTCAACCTGGAAAGTGCCATTGATCAACTTGAACGCTACAAGATGATTCAGACCAGCTGGACTCAGCAAAATACGTCGGTAACTATCAGCTACGATCCAAGCGAAGTTGAGGGTATTAAGAACTGGCTATTAAACAATTGGGATTGCTATGTAGGGGTAAGCTTCTTATTCCGTAGTGACCCTACAAAGACTGCCAAAGACTTAGGCTATCTCTATTTACCACAAGAAGTAGTAGACGAACAAACCTATCAAGAGTACATTCAAAACTTGTTGCCCGTTGATATCAACAATGCCAACAGTTTTGATGAGATTGTACAAGACGACTGCTCCACCGGAGCTTGCCCAATTAAATAAAGAAAAAAAAACATGGAAATAATTTTTAAACTAACCGAACAAGAAGCTAATATTCTATTGGCTGGACTACAGGAACTGCCCGCTAAAGTGGCTAATCCACTCACTAGAAAACTACAACAACAAGCCCAAGAGCAATTGCCTAAACAAGAAGCTCAAGAATGAAAAAAGCCCCTCAACACAAGTTGAGGGGCTTTTTTCATTTTTTGCGCAGTCTTTTGTAATTCAGGTCTGCTTTGAGCGTTTTTATAAACAGTATAAAACTTATTGCTGCCAGTACAAAGTGTGACATTATTTCACCAACAACACCTAAAGTCCAGTAGCTCATTGGATGTTCGGGCCCTACAGCCCACTGAACCACAATTGTGGCACACACAAACCCGCTGGTCAGGCCCAAGTACCATAGTGGAGTAATAACCCAAGACTTCAGTTCTCGATTGTGTATAGCAACATAGAGAATACCTATAAAAACTACAAAGTGGCTAACAAAGTTTAACAACAATGTCCAAGAGTTAAAAAATACGGCTAGGCTGGTAATCATTTTTTTACATCCTTGACTACTTCAACAATGTCTTTGTGTTGATTTTTCTGTAGGAAATTAGCTATCATACCTAATACAGTGTATGCTAAAAATCCCACACAAAATCCGCCCATGAGCTGTGTTTCCCAATTATTAGATATACCAGCTATATCTAGCAGTGGTTGTGTAAAAACCATTGAACTGCCCACACTCATTCCACCCCTCATAAATGCTTCACCAATAGTTTTGGGTTTAATAAAGGTCAGGATTGCAAATCCGCCAAAAAGTCCGCCTACCATACTAGCTACTTTTGCACTTAAATAACCTGTTGGATCAGCCATAGGTCACCTCTTAGTTGTTTTCGCGAGCCCTTACTATTTGATCTCGCTTAGCTTTGGCCCAAGACTGGCCACCATCTCCACCCCACAAGTCCCAAGCTACTCGCCCGGGGCTTGGAAAACCTTCTTCTCCACTGTTGAATCCTGTTGCCCTCTTGTCTACTTCATGACGGCTAAAAAATGAGTGCATTCTCATTACTGTACTAGCAGTCAAGTTTTCACGATTTACAAGTTGATTTGCTCTGGCCAGGCCGACACGGGTTCCACCGGAGTGGCCTTCTTTTTTCCACTTCAATGCACGCCGTGCTGCGGAGGCCATGCCAGTTGTAGGTTTGTAAGTTGTTGCTGCCTTTTCAAAGTAAGACTTTTGAGAATCTTCGTCCGGCATGTCTTCGTCGTGATCTCCGTTGCCTTCCATTTCCCACTGATCACACACCCTGATGGGACTCACAGTCATATTCCAACGACTACAGTACCAGACCGGCATACCGTCAATGTCTGTAAACTTGGGAGTGACCGGTAGGTCGCTCTCGTTCCACTCACCGACCGGGCCTTCGATGATACAGTCCAGGGTCTCAGGTGAACGATCGTGGTGGTGACAACTGGCACATACCCTCATACGGGCTTGGCCTTCACTGACACCCCAGACTTCTTGTTTCATTTCCCAAAATTCAGGGTTGCTGTCGCGGGCTTCTGCGGGTCCATAGTTGGCGTACTGAACCGCTGCCAAGTGGTTGCTCAAATTAATATCTGGATACATAGTACCCACCGGACACAGTTCTTTTGCCATGGTCTCCTCAATTCTTATAAGCTAGGATTATTTGTTTACACATTTTGCTTCGTACAATGTCGCTGTCCAAGAAGCGGACAACTTCAATGCCTGGTATGCCTTCTAGTCTGGTGACTGCATCTGTCAGGCCGCTGTCATTACCAATATCACTCTGTTCATGGTCTCCGCTAATAATCATTTTGGTATTGCGACCAATACGACTCAACAACATTTTGAATTCTGTTTTTGTAGCGTTTTGAGCCTCATCTACTAACACAATGGCATTATCAAAAGTGGCACCTCTCATAAAGCCCAGTGGACGTGGTTCAATGGCTTTGCTCTTCAAAGCGTACTCGTAAAAACCACTGCCCAGTGACCGTTGGAACACCTGATCAAAGGGATCTAGGTACGGTTCGTATTTTTCTTCCAGTGTGCCGGGTAGGAATCCCAGACCTCTGCCAGTTTCTACGTTGGGTCTGGTTAAAATGATCTTTTCCACGCGACGGTGAAACAGTTCACTTGCAGCATAGCTTGCAGCCACATAGGTTTTGCCTGTGCCCGCACTTCCAATACCAAAAACAATTTCATTTGTCTTTATAGCATTTAAATACGTTTCCTGTATATAATTTAGTGGTTTTACTTCCTTAAACCCTGTTCTGGTCAAGAACTCGGATTTAGGGGCTTCACTTGCTGCTCTGCGAGCTTTCTTGCCACTTGAATTTGCCATAGATTTTGAAGGTTGGTTGAAGAACACCTAAAGAAGAAACTTGCCTTCTGCTAGGCGGCGGCGTGTTAATCCATTTAACACAATACCTTGCGCTTTATTCCATTTTTGTATTTCTTCATATGCACCCCACCAGTCACCTTGATTGACCCGTTTTCGCAGAGTGCTAATTCTGTAGTTGCCTAATCCACAGTTATAACAAAAACTAATGATTGCCGCCAACCTTCTGGGCGGTTCATTTAACAGGTTGGGGCTGAGGCTGACGGCCCCATTCACAAATTTGCTTAGCATTCTTTCAAATCGCTCATCTGCCTGCTGGCGCGTCCACACCAGTCCAGGCACAATGTCTGAGCCGGTAATACCCCATCCAATAGTCCATGGGTGTCCTGCTTTGAGCAGTTCTCCAGGGCTCATAGAGCCTGCTTGACCTTTGGTAACCAACCCTCGGCCTAGGGGACTTGCGGGATCTGGATAGCTCTCACAGTCACCATTTGCTAGACGTTTGTGATAGCCCTCAAATGGGTGCAACAGAGCGTGTGTACACAGTTTGACGGCTTCTTGGATCATGACCCACTACGCTTTTCAATACTGCGGCCCAAGAACCAGAATGTGAGTATCATGTTTAACATTGCAAAGTCGTCTGGTGTCCAGTGCTTGTTTGCAATGTCAATCCAGTTGGCACCATTTTGCATTGCGTAAGAAATAACGATTACCTTAAATGTCACGTACATGCCAAATAACACATAGGTCACCATTGGTCGGACTAAGGCACTCAGTGCAGCTACCCAACGATAGCTGTTAGAGGCCTCTTTGGCTTGACTCTCAAAAGCGCTCTGAATAGCCTGAGTATTTGCAATGCCATAGTCAATGTACTTTTCTTCGATCTTGACTTGACCCCGGGTCTTTTCAAGATCAATTTGTAGACCGTACATGCTCAGTTCGTGTTTGCGGTCATCCTTTCGGTCCCAGAACTTGAGTACTTCGGGGGCTAGTCGAAACAGCCCACCGAAGATTGATCCTAAAATACCGCTTGCTGCAAATTCCAACATATGATATTCCTTATTTAAGTGCTAAAAATTTGGGTGTAGTTAGGGCATTAGACGGCAGGCTCATTAACTTAGCAGATTCTTGTGGTGTTAAGGCAGAACCGCCAGTTGCAACAATTGTAGAGGCAGCACTTTGAATTAAGAGAGCTTGGACGCCTGGAGTATAGGCGATTGGGTCTCCTCCGGGTCCTCCAACAAGATTTCCTCCCGCAACTCTGGCGATATAATTACCTGCTGGAAAACGAAGTTGCCACGCCCCCAATAATTCGACGGTGAGGCCAACTTGGACTCCTGGACCAAGTATCGAGAGTCCTGATCCTGCTGCAATTCTTGCATATAATATGCCCTCCTCGCTAGCTTGAGCTAATTTAATAGCACTATAAAAAGTACCGCAATCAACATCTATTGCACCAGAGTCAACTTCTATAAACGAAGTTTGGAAATTAAATGTAAATGGGGCAATATAATACGCCATAATTTAAACGTCACTGTTACGGCTCGCATTAACAGAAGCACCTGCATTGGTAACAGACAATAATGTGTTGAAGGGAATAATAGGACTTCCGCCAGAACCATTACGCACATCTACACGAGCAGTAAAATTGCTGCTATAAATAAATGTTACTGACTCAGAAGTGCTTGCTGCTACCTTATCAAGATAAGGTACAAAAACATCATCGGCTGTAACTATATTAGAAGCTAAACCCGGTGATAATCCATTAAAAGTTTTTGTGGCAGCAGTATAGCTTGTGTATGTATAACGCTGTCCTTTGATTCGGATAACACCTGCACTCGGTGTATCAGTTTTGATAGATTCAACAACTGTAAGAGCAGTTGCTCCAGAACTTGCAGCTACGGGGGTGTACTCATCTTTAAGAATAACACCGCCACCGTCTGCTCGTGCTACTAACACACGGTCACCGGCAACTAAATTACCAACAGTAACTCCTACTAGAGTT